GCCGAAACTTTACACCTGTTCTGTCTTTCATTAGCGTTAGCTTGACTCTGGGCTATTGGTAGCGATACGAGTAAACTCGCAAGAAGCGCAATAACGGGAACCAAGGCTTTGGTTTTGAATCGCATTACTTCTAGTTTACTATTTTATTTAAATAAAGTCAAGGGTCCTTCGCCAAAAGGTTTACGCATATATGTTCTTATTTTATGACAATTAGCACAAACCACATCACATTTGGCTATTTCTTCCCAAGCTTTTTCAACCCCGTATTTGGTTAAAACTTTATAAACAGTATCAATTTTTTCAAATTCTGGCTTGTGATCAAACTCTAAAACAAAATAAGGATACTTTTCCCCACAGTCGATGCATCCAGTTTCTTCTTTATATGAATGAAAAGCTCTAAGGTTTTTACTCCTGTTGTCCCGCCGTCTAGCACCAGTTTTTTCTTTTTGGTCTTCACCAAGATAATAAGAAATTGTTCCTTTAGAACAACCTAATTCATTTTTTATTTCATTATAACTTTTTCCTTCAGCACGAAGCTTAAGGATGTCTTCCGATAATTCTGACATATTTCTCTTTCTTTAAGTACCCCATGTAGGATTTGCACCCACGACCTAACGGGTAGAAACCGTTTGCTCTATCTACTGAGCTAATGGGGCTAGTATTATATAAATATACCAGACCAAACGGTCTTTGTCAATATTTTATTTGAAATGTTTTCAGGCTTTTTTGTACGAATGCCCAGCTTTTTAATAGCTTTACGATTTTCTTTTTTATTATCAATGAATAAAGTTATATCGTATTTTTTTATAAGATCTTTAACAGCATCATATTTATAGTCATCAGAATTTTCTTCCAACTTATTCATAATTATTTCATCAAAAGGTATCTTAAGATCTCTAAGATCTTTTGTAACTTCTGCCCGATCTTTTTCTGGACTAGATGTCATCATAATTATCTTGTGGGTTGATGCATGTTCTTTTAAAAATTCAATAACATTATTGATAGGTTTATCATTCTTGTCTGGAATTAGGACTGTATTGTGAATATCACATACAATCGCTTTGGGCTTCATTACCCCCAACCCCACTCAAAGGAGGCTTTTAATTGCCATGCCCAAAATTGATGCTGTGAGATGCGGGCTGCAACATCATTACAAATTCCCTGCTCATTTAATGAATTAGCCTTATCAAATAATTTAGTTAGGCTTTCCAAAACTGTATTGTTTGTTTTGTACAATTCGTTTAGCATGTCAAATGGCTTTAGATCTAGCGTGTCATTAATTTCTACATCAGATAGTCTTGCCATATTTACTGCACCAAATGGTGCATACTTACCAATTTTACGCTGCATCTCTGCATAAAGATCAATTGAATCAAATACATCTTTATAAATTTTTAAAAAGAATGCGTGAAATTGTTTAAAATGTGGACCAACCACATTCCAGTGATATCCATGTGTTTGCGAATACATTTGAAATGCATTGGCTTGGGCTTTTCTAAGTAATAAAGCTAATTCATCCATGTGTATATTATACCCTATTATCTGCCTGAACGCTTTTTGTAACCAGTTTTTTTCTTGTTCATAGATCCTGGCGTATTATACCCGCTTTTATTAGGGGTATGCTTTCTGCGGATTTCTAAAGCTTCCGCTATTTTGTCGTGATGTTTTCCCATTATTCTCCTTTAGGGGTTTCTGTATAGAGGGCTTCCTCTGTTTTTTTATCTTCAATTTTTTGTACTCGGTGACTAATACCCAAGAAACTCAACAATGTGAATATGATTAACTCATTTGGAATTTCTGGATATTTTTTAACAATATATGTTGCACCAACTGATGCCCAACCATAAATAATTGTTGGATTATTATGTATTGCTTTTTTAACTTTTTTCCAGAATTTTGACATAGCTCCCCCTTACTGGTTGCTATAGCCGTAGCCCGAACTATTGCCATATCCTGTAGATTTTTTACCATCATGGTTTGGTGGAGCATTATAGGTTGAATTGTATCTTGCATCCTGATCTTGAGAGCCAAATACTGGTGCAAAAGACCCATTCCAAAAAGATAAAGCAGGAGTACCTTCTTCGGTAATTCCTTTTTCTTCATAGCCCTCTACTTGCACTACAAGTGCTTCTAAAGCTGCTTTTGCTTCTTCTTCTGTAGAATATGATCCAACAACTTGAGCATTATTTTCTTTACATACCGCCCACAAACCTTGTGCATCTGGCACATTATATTCAATATAAAACGGTGTTTTTGCTCCATGTCCAAACTGCATAATATCTCCTTATTTTGGTAAAACTCCAAGTTGTAACTTTGTATCATTATATACAGAAGCCCAACCTAAAGGCTTTACCCCCCAATGTTTTTCAAACCATACTAATGGTACTTCTCCAACAAAATCTGACACAGGAGCATCTACTGAAATAACATAACCTTTTCTGTCGGATTGCAAAACTACATGACCAAATTTTCCTATGTTAAAAAATATAGGAGCACCTACTGGAATATTGTTTAGAGTTGTGTGCCTTGCTGACAGGGGAACATGATTCCAGGCATCAATAGCTGATGCATATTTTACTGGTAGCTTCCAAGCATTTTGACAAGTTTTATGGCACCAACCTTTAAAACCGCTCTTACCCTCAAGTTTACGCATGTTTGCAACAGCCTTGACACCATTAATTTTTCTTTTAAACATGATTATACCTCAAACAAAAAGTTGGGGTTGCAATCTGTTTTAAGATCCCAAGTTGATCGATGATGAACTTCAAAATGTAGATGAGGACCAGTAACATGACCTTCGGCACCAGAAAGAGCAATCTTTTTACCCTTTTTTACTTTCTGTCCCACTTTTACAAAACTTTTTGAACAATGTGCGTAAATTGCCCAGTAGTAATCTCCCTGATAAGTATACCTTACAATTACTTGATGATTTCCAAAATTTGGACCCCAAACCTGACCTACACCAGCAACTACTCCATCTGCTACAGAAAGAACTGGTGTTCCAACTGGCACAGGAAAATCTGCTCCCTGATGATGACCTGCTGCCCAAATTTTTCCTGGCTTGCCGTAAGGTGTTCCTATTTTTCCATTTTTAATTGGTAATGACATTTGCATCACTCCTTTTCAATTTACTTCTATTATACCACTTTTAGGGTTACAGACACTTAACGAAAATCCCGCACAAATAAAGGCTGAATTTCGTAGCCCAACTATGGACTCTTACCATAAGTAACTACACCATCCTAAGAAGTGCCTGTAACCTTGTGGGGTATGTAGGACTTGAACCTACGGCGGGCAGATTATGAGTCTGCTGCTCTAACCAACTGAGCTAATACCCCTTTAGTAAATAATACTAAAGGATTGTAAAATTGTCAATGAATTCTAATCCATCATTTTCGCCAGGATTCATTGACAAATATTCTTTAATGTCACTAGGCATAATATTTAATTCTGGTAATTTAATTGTGCTTGCATTTTTCTTTAAAAATTCTTCTTCATCTTCTCGGTAATAGGATGAATAGTCATATATCTTTACTTCTTGGTCAAGGTTTCTTGGGGTTCCCGCCACAGCATTGTATATAGCCCCACAAACGGCATCTGAGAGGTCTTTAGAGCCTTTTCGGGGGTGATCTACCTTATCTTTAATAATTCTTAATTGTAAAAGTTCTTCTATTAATAATGGAATTTTTGGTCCAACTAATCTTTCTTCTGTAATTACCAATTGCATATCGTCATAATGTTTTTTGGCAACAGAAAGAATTTCAGACTTCATTCCGTATGCAATCATTTGTTGCATCATGTCATGCGAGTTCCAACGGTCAAATGTGACAAGTTTAATATTAAAACCTCTAGAACGCAACTGCAAAATATAATCTCTTACCTCAGCAAAGTCCACAGATTTATCTTTAGTTGGTGTCCACCATCTTACTACATCTACAACAACTTTTGGAGAAGCTTCTTTCATCTGTCCCGCAATTTTCATTGTAACCCAATGATCTACATGGGCTAAAGCAACTGCACAATGGTCATGCTTTTGAGCCAAATCCACATGAATAAAATAAACTTTTTCTTCATCTGGAACAAGATGGTTTTCAAATGCTCCTTGACTATCTACACCATTCATTTGAACAAAAGCTGTTTCAATCTTTTCACGAGATTTAAAGAAAGCGTCTACCGCATCTGGTGGCATACAAGCAAAACGAGAAAGAGAGTCAACGGAATCATCGTAGAAAGCTTGAGCTAAATCGTTAATTTTAATTGTAGGATTAACTTCCCAAGTTGGTCTTTTAAGTGCAAATGTTTTTGCCGTATTATAACTTATAATATGATCTTCTTCCCACTCAATTGTAAATTCATTTTCTTTAATTCCGTCAGGAAGATCTTCATCTTTTTTAAATGTATGAGATCTAATAATAATTTCTTTGTCTGCTACAACATGATTATATCTTTGCTGAATATAATCATTCTTAAATCGGGGAAATGAAAGAAGGATAATTTTACCAACACTGGGAAAACGAGATGTTACAGACTGACGGTACATCTTATAAATAGCTTCAGCGGTCTTTGCTGACGAGTTACCAGTAGTAGATTCTAATTCAAAACCTGAGATTTCATCAAGAATTACCATAATAACA